CACCATGTACAAAGTACACTCCACCCCTTACGGGGAAACCTGGCTATTGCCAGGGACCGAGGTTAGGCCATGTCAAAACATGACCCAGTCTCGTTGTCGCGGGTAGGTACCGGCCTCTTAAACTCTCACGAGCTTTTGTGAAGTCAGTACTATTTCCGTTCAGGAATGCCGTGAGGCACCCCTGTTCAGAAATCCTACGTTGTCTACTACCGATATGTCGAAAAGAAAATGTATAACCACCCCACCCGTAAGGGTGAAGGCGAGGATCATTCTCTTCTACGACAACGACGCCGCCGATAATATCGGACGACGACGTGACTAGATCTGCAGAAAGTGGAGACTTTACTGAGATCTGTCGTCTATCGGTTCTGCTCCGCCTCTCGACGGTCGGACAGGCTCTGTCGAAATCGACTGAGAACCCAACGTCACCGAACCCTTCAGGGGTTCGATGGCGATCCGATTGGCCAACTGCATTAAAGCAGCGTAACCAAGCAGGCAACACCCTACGATCGCAAGACTTCCCACTATTACGGTGGTAAGCCCAACGACGAAGGCCGTTAGCGTAGATATAACAGACCGTTTGGAAGTCATGGTGATCACTCCTTAAGAAAAAGGGGCGTACATTGTGACCATCAAACCAGTCCGTTCCGCAACTCTCGTGAAAACGACCCGTGCCAAAGGTCTTCTCACGGTTCGCACTAAACCCGAGAAAGTTTAGTGCCCTCAGGGTAAGCTCTTTACCAGAGTCTGCTATGATGAGATCATCGCCATAAGCGAGGACCTCACCTTCGCAGGAAGCCACTCTTCTAACTGCCAAAAGGACAGCATAAAAGAGGAGCGTCTCCAGTTCAAAGGTATACCCATTCCCCATGCTAGACCATTTCTCAAGAACGACTGTCTTACCGTCGTAAGAGGTTTCGTCAACTCTGCAAAAATGCAGAAGCTGACACCACCTCTCCGGAAGTAAGGTCCAGATAAGTTCACGTGAAACAGTATCACTAGCAGCGGAGAGATCTATCGTGCAGTAGCCATGGCTTGACGCAATGCGTGCAAGATTCTGGTTATTTTCCTGCGTAGATAGATCGAGGCCATAAGCAGCAAGTTTACGACGGAGTAATGCACCAACCCCTTTCTGGACAAAAATGTTCAGATCGGGTTCGATGCATATTACTCTATCTGTCTTTGCGCTTTTGGGAACTGTCGTAAGTTTCGAACTGTTTCGTGGGTTGAACCCAGAAACATGTTGTCGCCACCCTGGAGGGAGGCAAAACAACCCGAAATCTACGACCCTCGGTGTAGCGTCCAGTACTCTCGGACTATACTTCTTTCCTTGAGTCACCACACCAGAGACTGATGTCGTTGCGCCAGGACCGAAACCCATATGCTCTTCGCAATAGCGAAGATCGTTCCGCGTAAGCGGACCGAGGATATCCCGAATGTATTCGCGTGCATAGTGAATGACGCGATGAACATCGGGGTCAGGCATAACCTGACCGTCTTGATATCGTAGCAAACGAGTATTGGTCTCCTTGCAACGCTCTTCAGCTGCGAGGAACTTACTGATTGCAACCGCTCGCCGATCAACTTCAAGTGGCAGTCTCGGATTTTTTGATAAGATGGAAGTTACAAGGTAATCGTCTGAGAAATCAGACCACACCAAATAATTTTCCCATCGAATCTCCAAATCTATCAACTGCTGCCATTCGTTGTTCTTAACGAGTAAGGCCACGGTAAGTGCCCTCGGCGAGTCTATGTTTTCACATAGACTCAGCACAAGCTGCTTCTCGAGCTCAAAGACCCGAGACATATAGCTAACGCTCATATGTTGCGCTCCAATGACGTTGTAGGACCCGGCTGACAGCCGGAATCAGAATCCTGACCCGTTAGTACAACGGATCGAGATCCTTGACCACAGCTTTAATCTGGGTCACATCCAACGCATTGGCCACAAAAGCGTGCAAATCTGCACGCTCTGCAGCCGTCATCGTATCCGGAATCACAAAAGTGCCCGTGAAACGACCGACGTAGGCAACGGTGGAAACGCCGTTGATAGTCTGCAGAACCGGAAGGCTCAGAGAAATATCAACTCGGTTAGTAGCTCGCTTCGAAGAAGCAGGCGAATAACCGATGCTCAGCTTGTAAAAGCCAGCTGAAGCTGCTGCCGATCGCTCAGTGAAAACTGAGCTTTCAGGAGCAACACGCTCCGGTGCGAACGACTTGGCTACAGGAGTAGCCGCTCCATTATTAATGGAGAGTGCGCCAGTAACTTGGCTCATTTGAGTACCTCAGCGGCGTAACTGCCGCAGTAACGCAATACCGCTTGCAAGCCTAGACCACAGTGAGCTTCCAGGAAGCCGGAAACTGAGTCGAGGCATCCCCAACGTGTATCGGGGTGCGAGGCGAGAAACTGATTCAATCACGTGACTAGCCGATTGGCCATTTCGATAGGTCATAAGTCGAATTCTCTTTGAACCACGAGTTTCAATGATCACAAGATCACTGACACCCATGAGTGCATCGATGGAGTTGACAAATTCACCTATGTTAATGAACTGATCGATTAGGAACGAGTATGGAATCACCTCCCACACTACAGCTAACGGGTTGGTGATACCGACCTGGCTGAGTTCCTTAAGGGAACTATCACGAACAACATAACTAGCAGATAGTCTGGTTTCTGTATCGCAGGTAACAGAGGTGCGGCCATATGTGGAATTGAAATCCCCACATACGGTTTGCTTTCCTCTACACCTTTGATGAAGAACCATACCGTCTCTTACACGTACGGCTAACGCCTCTGTGTAATCGTACAATGAGTTCATCGTAGGTCTCACACCATATTGGTATTGAAGCCAACGATTAGCTATTGCGAGCTCGTTAGTTGACCGGGGCCTTTGCAGAATTCTTACGAAGTCCGAAAAGGCACGTCCAGATCGAAGCGAGTGGAACGCACGGAAAAGGTCCCTAGCTCCGCTTGAAAAGAGATCCACCGTTTGGCGGAACTCAACCAAGTCTTGGAGCAGATTACCGGTCTGGTGCTTAATCTTAGCACGCATCTTCCCATCAACGTAGGGATAAGTAACACCAATAGTGAAATCACTATCAGGTACATCACCCCGCACCGACGAGAAATATGGCATGTATTGATAACCTGCACTATCTCGGTAATAGTCCCGATAACCTTCGTCGATAATAGTGTCCACAGTCCAAGTTCGCTGCGTTCCGCTTGCACGGAGGCTAGTTACTCCTGATGGTTTTGGCCGACGTACAGTAGCTGGTGAAACAGACCTCGTCTGTTCAAAAGCATACCAGTCGGGCAAATCCACAGTTGATAACAGGCCTCCAGGCGTGCGGTACGTATAGAACCCATTCTGCAGACCACGTTTCTCGACAGAGTTTAACATGGGAACCTCGTAAGTTTGGATCACTCTTTCGCAAGAGTGAGCGGTCCACAGACATACGTAATGCTAAGGGGTTGCCCCCAGGTAACACCTCGTATGGCTAGCATAGCTAGCAGGTCTCCTTTCAATCACTAAGGTGGTCCTTACACCAAGAAAACATCTCATTAACTTGATCATCCGAAAGCGAATGGAAATAAGCCACAAGTATCGAGAGCGCAAAACTAGGAATACCTAGTCGGCTAGCGATCTGTGAGATTAGTTCCAATACCGCATCACGAATGACAAGTTGAGCTGTTTCAGGCATAAGGACCTCCGATAGGATTGGAGGGAG